GCGATGTTCGGGGCCGTGTGGCTCTTCTGGGTGGCAACCCCGTGAGCCTCTTCACCCGGCAGTTCGCGACGGCCCTCGCATCGAAGCTCCAGAGTGAGGGCTACCGCCTCTTCATCGTCCTCGGCGTCCGCGACGCCGAGGAAGACATCGACGTCACGGTCGTCGGCACCGGGGATCAGGACGACATCGACGATCTCGAAGAGGCGCTCGCCGACGTCATGGATCAGCTCCGCGAGAACATTGCCTTCGTCAAACCACAGGGGTCCGCATGACAAACGCATCCTTCGAGAACGCTGTGCTTCCTTTCTTCGAGGCGACACGCGGCGATTGGCTCGCCGTCGCCCGCGCCACCGCCCGTGAGCTTGGCAGCAGCGGTGCAATCGTCACCATCGACATGGTCCGCGACAAGTGCCCCCCGCCGGTCGACGTCGACCCGCGCGTCATGGGCGCAGTCTTCACCCGCCGTGAGTGGGAGCGCGTCGGCTACGCGAACAGCTCCCGCGCCGCCTGCCACCATCGCCCCGTTGCCCTGATGAAGAGGAAAGACATATGACCGCCCACAGCATCCTCTCGCCCTCCGGCGCGCATCGCTGGATGCGCTGCCGCGGCTCGCTGCTCATGGAGAGCCACGAGCCCCCGTCCACGTCCTCCTATGCGGAGGAAGGCACCAAGGCCCACGACCTCGCAGCCGCGATCCTCGGAGGGCTCGACGTCCGCAGCGGCGATCCCGAGATGCTCGTTCATGTCAACGCCTACGCCGACACTGTCCGCAGGCTTGCCGACGGCTACGGCGAGATCCTCATCGAGCAGCGCGTCGATTTCAGTCAGGCGGTTGGCTACGCCGACAGCTTCGGCACCAGCGACTGCATCATCGTCCACGACAAGCTGCTGACCATCGTGGATTTCAAGTACGGCATGGGCGTCAAGGTCGAGGCCGTCAACAACGAGCAGATGCAGCTCTATGCACTGGGCGCGCTCTACTCGCTCGGCCTCTGGGACCGCATCGAACAGGTCCACATGGTCATCGTCCAGCCGCGCGTGAACAACATCAGCTCGTGGCTCGTGAACGTCGACGTCTTGCAGGACTTTGAGGTTCTGGTCCGCCGCGACGCGGGCCGGGCGATGAAGCTCCTCGCGATGGGCGAGGCGACGCACGACGACCTGACCCCCGGAGAGAAGCAGTGCCGCTTCTGCCGCGCCAAGGCCAAGTGCCCCGCACTCGCCGAGCATGTCTACGCGTCCGTCGTGGAGGGCTTCGAGGATCTCGACAGCACCACGGCCAAGTCCAACGCGCGGCCTGTGACGACGCTGAACCCTGAAATGCTGGGCCGCCTCATGGGCGAGATCGAGCTGATCGAGGGCTGGTGCGCCGCGATCCGCGAGCGCTGCCAGCAGGATCTCGAAGCCGGTGTCGACGTGCCCGGCTGGAAGCTCGTCGCCGGGCGCAAGGGCACACGCAAGTGGGACAGTGATTTCATCGTCGAGGACAAGCTCAAGAGCTTCGGCCTCAACGAATACGCGATTTACGAGAAGAGCCTGATCTCCCCCGCAGGGGTGGAGAAGCTCGTGAAGGCCGGTCAACTGACCAAGGATCAGTGGATCGAGCTTCAGGCATCGATGAAGCAGGCCAACGGCAAGCCCACCGTTGCACCGATCACCGACAAGCGGCCCGCGATCTCGCAGGCCGATCTCTTTGCCAACTGAAAACAGGAAAACGAAAATGAAAGTGACACTGATGAACGTCCGTCTCGCCTTCCCGCAGCTCTTCGAGGCCAAGGCCTTCTCCGACGGACAGGGTGAAGCCTACTCCGCGAGCTTCATCTTCCCGAAGGGCCACCCCGCCGAGAAGATCATGGCCGAGGCCATCGAGAAGGTCGGCTCCGAGAAGTGGGGCGCGAAGTGGACGGCGCTGAAGAAGGAGCTGACCAACAAGGACAAGACCGCGCTGCACGACGGCGACAACAAGGCGAGCTACGCCGGTTTCCCCGGCAACCTGTTCGTCAGCGCCCGCTCAAAGGTGCGCCCGGCGGTCGTCGACCGTGACCGCAGCCCGATCACGGCGAGCGACGGCAAGGTCTACGCCGGGTGCTACGTCAACGCGATCATCGACATCTACCCGCAGGACAACGCCTACGGAAAGCGCGTGAACGCCACGCTCAAGGGCGTGCAGTTCTACGCCGATGGTGATGCCTTCTCCGGCGGCGCGCCCGCGTCCGCTGACGACTTCCCCGATCTCTCGGTTGACGAAGCCGCGTAACCGCCCAGTCGCGGCCTAGTCGCCGCCGCCGGGGTTGGGTGCCTCCCCCCGGCGGCGGTCTTCTCAATCTGAAACCGGATCGCCCTATGCCCACGCTCTACATCGACGTCGAAACCTACAGCGAAGTGCCGATCTCGGCGGGCACGCACGCCTACGCCGAGGGCGCTGAGATCATCGTCGCGGCGTGGGCCGTGGACGACGGGCCGGTCGAGGTGTGCGCCGTCAACGGCGACATCCGCAACACACCCGTCTACCCCCTGCTCATGGACGAGGCGCTCACCATCTGCGCCCACAATTCTCATTTCGACCGGACGGTGCTGCGCCATGCGGCGAAGCTCGATATCCCGGTCGACCGTTGGACCGACACCATGGTCACGGCGCTCGCCCACGGCCTCCCCGGCGCGCTCGCCAAGCTCTGCGAGATCCTCCACGTCCCGGTCGATCAGGCCAAGGACCGCGACGGCAAGCGCCTGATCCAGCTCTTCTGTGTCCCGCGCCCCAAGAACATGGCGCTTCGCCGCGCGACGCCCGAGACACACCCCGAGGAGTGGCAGCGCTTCCTCGACTATGCCCGCCTCGACATCGAGGCCATGCGCGCCATCGACAAGAAGCTCCCGAAGTGGAACCTGACTGAGACCGAGCGCCGCCTGTGGTGCCTCGACCAGAACATCAACGACCGGGGTGTGCTGATCGACCTCGCGCTGGTGGATGCGGCCCTTGCTGCCGTGAACACCCGCCAGAAGGAGCTGGCCGAGGAAACCTTCGAGATCACCGACGGCGCGCTCACCGCCGCCACACAGCGCGACCTCCTGATCGAGTTCATCGCGAAGGAGTACGGCATCACGCTCGGCGACGTGAAGGGCTCGACCGTCGAGAAGATGCTGCAAGACGACACGCTCCCGCCCGATCTCCGGCAGCTCCTCACCGTCCGCGCGCAGGCCGCCACCACCTCGACGGCCAAGTACAAGGCGCTGAAGCTCGGCGTGAACTGGGATGCGCGCCTGCGCGGCACGCTCCAGTTCTGCGGAGCCTCGCGCACCGGGCGCTGGGCTGGCCGCGTCTTCCAGCCCCAGAACCTCCCCCGGCCTTCGTTGAAGAACGCCGAGATCAACGCCGGGATAGATGCGCTGAAGGCGCGCCACCCGGTGAGCAATGTGATGGCGTTGGCCAGCTCCGCGCTCCGGGGCACGATCATCGCGCCCAAGGGCAAGAAGCTGGTCGTCGCCGATCTCTCCAACATCGAAGGCCGGGTGCTGGCGTGGCTCGCTGGCGAGGACTGGAAGCTTCACGCCTTCGCCGAGTTCGACGAGGGCACTGGGCACGACCTCTACAAGCTGGCCTATGCCCGGTCCTTCGGCGTCAAGCCTGAAGCCGTCACGAAGGAGCAGCGCCAGATCGGCAAGGTGCAGGAGCTGGCGCTGGGCTATGAGGGCGGCGTCGGTGCCTTCGTGACCTTCGCCGGGGCCTACGGCATTGACCTCGACGCGATGGCCGGGAAGGCCGCTGCCGCCCTCAACAACCGGCTGCTCGGTCAGGCGAAGGACGCCTACCTCCGCGCCGTCAAGGATGGCCGCCCGACCTTCGGGCTGGCCGACAAGACGTGGATCGTCTGCGACGCGATCAAGCGCGCATGGCGCGAGGCCCACCCGGCGACCGCCCGGCTCTGGGGCGATCTCCAGTCCGCCATGATCGCCGCGATCCAGAACGAGGGTGAGTACGCCGATGTCAACAGCCTCATCAGCTTCACACGCCGGGGCCATTGGACCTTGATGAAGCTGCCGTCTTGCCGCGTCCTCTGCTACCCGGCAGCACGCGCCGACGACGGCCTGTCCTACGCGGGCACCAACCAGTTCACGCGCAAGTGGGAGCGCATCGGAACCTACTCCGGCAAGCTCGCGGAGAACGCGACACAGGCCGTGGCCCGTGACGTGCTGGCCCACGGCATGCTGGCCGCCGAAGCTGCGGGCTACCGCATCGTGCTTTCCGTTCACGACGAGCTGATCGCCGAGGTGCCCGACACCGACGCCTACTCTGCCGACACCCTCGCCCGGATCATGTCGACGCCACCGCGCTGGGCCCCCGGCCTGCCGCTCGCAGCGGCGGGCTTTGAGACCGACCGCTACAAGAAGGAAGACTGAGATGGACTTTGATCAGATCTGGGACACGCTGATCTTTGGCGCGTGGTTGTTTACGGCGGGCCTTGCCGGTGCGGTCGCTCTTCTGTTGACAGGATACCTCCCCCAATGAAGGAGCGTGACATCGAGCGCGCGCTCATCAAGCGCGTCAAGGAAGTCGGAGGCGAGGTGCGGAAGGTGGTCTGGCAGGGCCGCCGGGGCGCACCCGACCGGCTTGTGCTTCTGCCCAAGAAGCGGCGCAAAGCGCGGCCCCTGATCTTCGTCGAGCTGAAGGCCCCCAAGGGCAAGGTCTCCCGGCTTCAGGCGCTGGAGCATGAGATCCTCGCCCGCTACGGCGTGCGCGTCGTCGTCGTCAATTCCATCGAGCAGATCGAAGAGGTGATCGCATGAACTGGGAAACCTATTACATGGGCTTCGCGCGACACGCCGCGCTGAAGAGCAAAGATCCGACGAAGGTTGGTGCCGTCCTTGTAGGCCCGGATGGTGAGGTGCGCCTCACCGCTTACAACGGCCCTCCGCGCAACGTGTATGACAAGCCCGAGCGCCTTGAGCGCCCGGCCAAGTATCTCTTCGCCAGCCACGCGGAGGCCAACCTCATCGCCTTTGCCGCGCGAGAGGGTATCCGCACAGCGGGCTGCACAGTGTACGTCACCCACGCGCCCTGCGCCGCCTGCGCCCGCACCCTGATCCAATCGGGGATCAATTCCGTCGTCCACGGCGACGGCACCACCTCGATGCCGGAAGCTGAGTTCGAAGCCGCGCGGCAGATGTTCGAAGAGGCATGGGTGGATGTGGTGAAGGAAGGCGAGGAATGACCCTCCAACTCCGTCCCTACCAGCAGGAAATCGTTGACCATATCATCGCCAACAAGCGCACGAACCTGTTCGTGCCGATGGGGGCAGGCAAAACGGTCTCGATCCTGACCGCAATAACCCATCTTGCCGAGACGGAGGAGATCTTCCCGGTCCTCGTCGTCGCTCCACTCCGCGTCGCCCGCGCAACGTGGCCGGATGAGATCCAGAAGTGGGCGCACCTCCGGCACCTCACCGTGAGCGTGATCACCGGCAGCATCCAACAGCGATGGAAGGCGCTCGACACCGACGCCGATATCATCTGCATCAACTACGACAACCTCGTCTGGCTGAAGGAAGCCTGCGGCAAGCGCTGGCCCTTCAAGATGATCGTCGCCGATGAATGTACGAGATTGAAGGGCTTTCGCCTCCGGCAGGGCACGAAGCGCGCCGCCGCGCTGGCCTACTACGCCCACTCAACGCCGCGCTATGTCGGCCTCACCGGAACGCCTGCCGCGAACGGCGTTCAGGATCTCTGGTCTCTGAGCTGGTTCATCGACAGGGGCGAGCGCCTCGGAGCCAGCTTCGCCGCTTTCACCGACCGCTGGTTCCAGACCATTGCAACGACGCAAGGCTTCACCATGATCCGCCCGCTGCCCCACGCGCAGCGCGAGATCGAGGCGAAGATCAAGGACATCTCGCTCTCCATCGACCTCAAGGACCACATCGACATCAGGGAGCCGGTCGTCAACAACATCTCCGTGGAGCTGCCCACCGCTGCGCGCAGGGTCTACCGCGAGATGGAGCGGCAGATGTTCACCGAGCTGGCGAGCGAGACGAACCTCGCCGCCTTCTCCGCTGCCGCGAAGACCATGAAGTGCCTCCAGATCGCCAACGGTGCGGTCTATACCGACGAGACCGGGGCGTGGGAGGAAGTCCACCGCGCCAAGATCGAGGCGCTCGACAGCATCATCGAGGAGGCGAACGGCGCGCCGGTCCTCGTGGCGTATCATTTCAAGAGCGATCTCGCCCGCTTGCAGAAAGCATTCCCGAAGGGCCGCGTTCTCGACGCCGATCCCGCGACGATCCGCAAGTGGAACGCTGGCGAGATCCCGCTGCTCTTCGCCCACCCGGCCAGCGCCGGGCACGGCCTCAATCTTCAGGACGGGGGCAACATCCTCGTCTTCTTCTCACTGAACTGGAACCTCGAAGAGAGGCTCCAGATCATCGAGCGCATTGGGCCTGCGCGTCAGGCCCAAGCCGGGCACGACCGTCCGGTGTTCATCCACAACCTCATCGCCAAGGACACCGTGGACGAGCTGGTTCTCCAGCGCGTCGAGGGCAAGCGCGATGTGGTCGACCTGATCATGCAAGCAATGAAGAGGCAGTAATGCGGGACTACTATTTTCGCCCCGGCAGCAAGACCCCGGAGATCATCCGGCTGTGGAAGCAGAACCTCACGAAGACGGAGATCGCCCAGATCACCGGCTGCACGAAGGCGAACGTCACACAAACGATCCGGCGGCATCTGGCGTGGGACAATCGCGTCGAGATGTTGACGGAAGAGCATCACAACTGGCTGATCAGGCAGGCCGCGAAGTCGTTCACTTCGCCAGCAGTGATGGCTCGCGCGATGCTCACGGACGCCATCGACGAAGCAATGCAGAAGGAAGATGCGTGATGATCGAAGAGACCCTGAACGAGAGGCACAACACCTACGGCGTCTTCGCTGATCTGGCGCGCACGACGTTCGCGATCCGCGAGGTGATCTACGCCGAGCTTGAGAAGCGGAACAAGGTGCTGGACCCAGATCAGCTCTATGCACTGGAGATGATCATCGTGAAGATCGGTCGCCTGATTAATGGCGATGCATCGCACGAGGACAGTTGGAAGGACATCGCCGGATATTCGCAGCTCATCGTGGACCGGCTGAACGGGAGGCTCAGGTGATCAGGCGGACGACGGAAGCGGACAAGACGGACATCATCGTGATGTTTCGCGACATGCTGCGCGCGCATCAGACAGCGGGCCGGGATCTCGAAGAGGTCATCGCATATATGGAGCGCGTGATCGCGCGCCGGGAGAAGGGGGCCGCATGACCATGGATCGCAGCTTCGACAGCACTGCCTATGGGCGGGGTTATAAGGACGGCAAGCGTGATGCTGCCGCTGAAATCGCCCGCCTCAAAGCTGGCGGCTGCGCCCGGGATCAGGGCCTGACGCAATACTGCGCGGAGGCTGCGGCGATGGCGGCAGAGAACGAGCGGCTGCGGGCGGCGCTGGCTGAGATCATCCCTCACGTCCACAACCTCGCAGCTTGCCTGAACGTGCTGGGCTTGGAGCTGACCGTGAAGAAAGGGAAGAGCTAATGGGAGTGAGGAAATACCGCGTAACGAGCGAGCGCATGGAAGGTCAATTGAAGAGCGCGATCCGGCTGACATGCCGCTGCGGCGTCTCGCATGCGATCAGCGTGAGCAAGCACAACGGCCTCCCGCCGGAAGTCGTCGAAAAGAAATTCCGTCAGTTGGGGTGGATCGTGGGAACGGTGGAGAACCGCGACACATGCCCCGGCTGTGCCAACAAACCCAAGCAGAAGGAGTTGCCTGCCTTGAAGATCGTCTCGTCGATTGAGCCCACCCCGGTGATGCCGCCCCGCGAAATGGGGCGTGACGACCGGCGTATTATTTTCGAGAAGCTCAACGAGGTCTATCTCGATGAGAAGCGCGGCTATGACAGTGGCTGGTCGGACCAGCGCGTCTCGACCGACCTCGGTGTGCCGCGCAAGTGGGTTGAGACGCTGCGCGTCGAGATGTTCGGCGACAACGCGGGCAATGCGGACACCACTGTCTTCGTCGCCGAGGTGCAGAAGCTGCTCACCGATGCCCGTGGGATGCTGCTTGAGGCGCGCGAACACCGGCAGAAGATCGACGAATGTATGAGCGCGCTGCCGTCCGTCTCCGCGCTCAACCAGATCAACGACAGGCTGGGCAAGCTTGAACGGCTGGCCTCCGAGGTCCGCAAGCTGATGCCGTAGGAAACGGCGAAACACATGAGGAAGACCCATGACTAAGAAGGCGCGCTTCACACAGGCCGAGATCGCGCGCGTCCTCCGTGCCGTGAAGCAGGAAGACGTGGCGGTGGAGGTGGAGCTTTCCCAAGATGGGAACATTCTGCTCAGGCCGGTCTCAGGAACCCAGCCTGCGAGACGGGTTGATCCAATGGTGGATTTCAAGCTGTAAGGGGAGGTCATGCCGAAGGCTCGATACCCCCACTGCTACCCGTTCCCGTCCCGGTCAGGGACGGTGCGCTGGTACGTTCGCAAGGGCAATGGGCCCAAGATCCGCGTCTATGGTGCCTATGGCTCTGAGGAGTTCGAGGCCAACTACTATGCCGTCATGTCGGGCGCGCTCGGGCAGAAGCCGAAGCAGAAGACCGGGGAGCAGGGCACCCTGCGCTGGTTGGTCGATATGTGGAAGCAGTCCTCCGACTGGGGGCAGACCGCGCCATCGACGCGGAAGCAGCGCGATCTCGTGCTGGCCCGCGTGATCAAGGATGCAGGCGACATCGACTACAAGCTGATCACTGAGGCCAAGATCCGCGAGGGCCGCGACCGGCGGAAGGACACGCCGGGGGCCGCCAACTTTTTCGTGAAGGTGATGCGCGCGCTCTTCCGCTGGGCCAAGGAGAACGACCTCGTGGCCGTGGACCCGGCGCGCGACGTGAAGCAGATCCGGGTGAAGACCGACGGCTTCCCGCCGTGGACCCTTGAAGAGGTCGCGCTCTACCGCGAGCGCTGGCCGCTGGGCACCCGCGAGCGCCTTGCGCTGGAGATCCTCCTGAACACCGGCCTCCGCCGGGGTGACGTGGTTCGCCTCGGGCGGCAGCACGTCAAGGACGGCGTGGCCACCATCAAGGCCGAGAAGACCGGCGTCACCCTCTACATCCCCATCGCTCCTGCCTTGCAGGAAGCCATCGCCGCCGGGCCGACCGGAGATCTCAGCTTCATCGTCACCGAGTACGGCAAGCCGATGGTGAAGGAGGGCTTCGGGAACTGGTTCAGGGAAGCCTGCGACGCCGCCGGGGTGAGGAAGAGTTCGCACGGCCTGCGGAAGCTGGCGGCCACCGTGCTGGCGAACAGCTCGGGCTCCGAGCATGAGCTGCAAGCGCTCTTCGGGTGGCGCACGAACTCACAGTCGGCGGTCTACACCCGCGAAGCCAACAAGCGGCAGCTCGCCCTTCAGGCGGCCATGAAATTGCAGGCCGGATTGGAACAGAAATAGGACAGGATTTTCCCCTCCCTGACTTCCGTTTTCCCCTCCCACCCTAAAAACGTAAGGAAATCAATGGAATGAAAACAGAACAGAAGAACATGGCGCTCCCTGCGGTTGTCTCACAACCGCGTCTTTTCAAGGGCTTGCGTTTCCCCTCCCACCTGATCTGCCCTATTGTTTTTGCTCTGGCTTTTCCGGTGCTTTCCCCTCCCGCCGCACACGCTGATGTGCCGCGCATGGTGCAGCAATCCGCCGCCCGTCACGGGGTGCCGCCGGGTCTCGCTCTGCGGATCTCGAAGGTGGAGAGCGGACACCGCTGCAATGCCGTAGGCCGTGCCGGGGAAAGGGGGCCGCTACAGGTGCTTCCGTCGACCGCCCGGCACATGGGCTACCGGAACATCGCAGGGGCTTCCTGCGCCCGCCAGATCGACGCTGGCATGGCCTATCTCCGGTACTGCTACCGGGCCGCTGGCGGGAACCACCGCCGGGCAGCGGCCTGCTACAACGGCGGGCCGGGGGCCCTGCGCTGGAAGCGCCTCCCGGCGCGGGTCCAGCAGTACGTCAGGAAGGTCAACGGCTAGGGCTTCGGCACCAGCTCGACCATTCGCTTGATACACCCCAAGGGAATGGCGAGCTGACCGCCGAGCGTCCGCTTCCCGTCGAGGTCATAGTAATCACGAACCAGCACGACGTGCTTCTTGTTCTGTGCGAGCAGGAAGCCCGTCGTTCTCACAAGCACCGGGGCAATGACCCCATCGTGCCACTCACCCCCGCCGTCGAGGATGTCCTGCCACTCGACCATCACGGGCTTCAGGCGTCTCGGGATCGCAGCCATTGCAGGAACTCCGTGCCAGCCTCGATGTCGGCGAAGGGCATGATACGCCCCTCGCGCGTCGCCGAGAGCGGGTTGACTATGGTGAGAATAGATGCACCGCCGTTTTGATCAGACTTACCGATGCGCCGGGCGTAGTCGTCATTAAATTTATAGCCCCTAGTGCGGATCATAACTGGAATAGTTCCTTTATCCGCCAACTCCCACTGTGCGATACCCCAATTATGACGGTGCCCTACAACGAGGAGATCTACTTCGGGGCCGAAACGCGCGGCCTTTACCGGCCCGTGCAAGGGGTTCCACTGGCTGTCACCGGGGAGATCATGTGCGGCCCAGACGTTCACTTTTGCTCCGTTAGGAAAATTAAGCGAAAACCGGGCTTCCCAGTCGTGCATCACGAGCTTCTGGGTGCCATGGCGCTTGGCCATCTGTGCGAGGATCTCGGCACCGTCGCCCCATAGATCGTGATTGCCAAGGAGCCACACGAGCCACCGGATACCAGCGTCGAGCATCAGGAACTCGGCCAGCCTGCGGGCGGTCTTCGCGCTCGTCTCCTGATCGGCGTATTTCTTGATGAGCCGACCGGCCCATGCGTTGGTGGTGTCGCCGATGTTCGCGCCGTACATGCCGGGCTGCTTGCAGCATTCGATGTGCCGCTTGAGCAGTGCCCAGTCGCAGCCGTCATCGTCGACGTGGGGGTCGCCCATCCAGAGGATGCCAATGGGCTTGGCCTCCTTTACCTTGACCGGGAACCATGTGTGGGCGTCGAAGGAAACCCGGCGCTTCGTGCTGCGCTCCTCCATGAGACCGATGATCTTGTCGATTGGAAGGTCGCCGCTTGGGAGATCGGGGAACTCCAGCACGTCCCCATTCTTGACCAGACCCCGGAGCCTCGCCTGCTCGACGCCGAGCTGTACAGCTTGACGGCCAATGCCAATCGCTTCCGAGGCGGCCTTCACCGAACCGTATTTCTTGAATGCGCGGTGACGCTCCAGACACTGCTCATCTGTGATGCGCGGTCCTGCCATTCGAACTCCTCACTTCTTCCTTCGCTTGCGCCATCTCTCACGAAGCCATTCGTCACCGCGTCCCTGCCTCACCGCGCGATGCCATTCAGCTTCCTCGCTCTCCGGCATGCGACGTGTCATGTAGGCAATGACGCGCGGCATGAGCGCCTTGATCAGCCGCGCGCCGAACTCTATCCAGAAGGAAGGGCGCTGGGCCACTAGGAAAGCGCCAGCACCAAGGCCCGCGACAATCACCAGAACAGCAACGCCCTCCTGCCAGCTCATCTCAGGCGGGCTTCTTGTTGGGGATCGCCCAGACAAGAACCGGCGTAATCAGGCCGACGATGGTGGCCACGGTCTCCTGCGGGATCCACGACGTGCTGAAGCCGGTGTAGGTCTGCACGATGAAGAGCAGGCCCATGATGAGCGCGACAAGCGCCTTGTCGATAGACGTGAACATATACGTTCTCCTTAGAGGTAGGGTTTCTTGCGGGGCAGCTCGAAGTGAGGCCCATCAGGGAATGAGCGCGACAGCATCTTCGATGTGAACGCGCCCTTGACGGGGTTGATCAACCCCCATGTGCCGCCCCACCGGATCGGCACATTTTCTTTCACGGCAGCGTCTCTGACGACGCCAGCCAGAATGAGGTACAAACTCCAGTCCCACCGGATCTTGCCATCGACGAGAGGCGCGATGTCCACCGCGTGACCGGTGATGTGGCGAGAATTGAGGATCTTCGTCGCGCCGATCTTCTTGAGATATTTCTGCCGCTCCATCGTGCGGAGCCCTTCGACAACAGCGAAGGGGAGCTTTGAAGATGACGCGGCGCGCTTGATGACGCGCACGAGATCCGGGTGAACGCCCTTGAGCCGGGCGAGCGATGATGCAGACAGTGTCATGGGCTATCCTTCGGGCCGAGCTTCTTCCGGTATCGGAGGTGCAACGGCTTGTTTCGCCGCTTGGTCACTTTCCGATACGGCTTCGCACTGGCCTCACCTTTCTTGGTTGCCATACAAACCTCGTTGATGTTGGGCAGAACTCAGCGCGCCTTGCGCTTCTCGTCGAAGATCTCTTCGCCGAAATACTCGTCGAACAGATTGTAGAGGCCACTCACCGGAACGTGGGTGAGGACAGACACAGTTCGCACTGCCGTCTTCACCTCGCTCCGCGATGGGGCTTCCTGCTCGAAAACGAGATCCTTCGCCGCCTCGAACGTCCGCCAGAAATCCGCCGGTACTCGAATGACAGGCGAGATCTCGGGCTTGAGGCCCCCCGCTGCCGCCTCCACAGAGACGAACGCGCGGGCCAGAGGAATGGCGGCGAGCATCGTGTCCGCGCTCTTCATCAGCACGGTCAGGATGAAGCCCTTCTCTTCCTCGTCATCCTCGACGTTGTCGAAGATCTCTTCGTAAGCGCGGCTCAAGCTTTCTTCGATCAACGCTGACATCATCACAAGAACGCCGATGCGCTTTGCCGCGCGGGGCAGATCCCGCACACCCTTCGTCTGGCGCGCGATGTCTTCGAGCCGGTTGTAGAGGACATTGAACCACGAGTAGAACATCGAGATGTTGCGGTTGATCTCCGTCCCTCTCTGGATCGGCGAGAGATCCTTCACCGCGCCAGCAGACTGGGTCATGCGGACGACCGCGTCAGCACGGTCGACTGCCGCCTCATCCGTAGCGCCTTCCGCCAGCGCCTGCTCATAGGCACCGTGCCAGCTCGCGACGTTGACCGTCGCCTGCAACCACCCAATGTGGGCGAAGGCGAGCGCGTTGAACTTGTCGAAGGTGTTGCGGATGCCCTGCTTCGCGTAGGTGTCGTTGACCATCTTGATGTCGCGGTCGAACTGGCTGATCAAGGGCTCCAGCTCCTTGCTCTTCGCGAACGCCTCCTTCCAGTTGGCGACGGCGTTCGGCGACATCCATGCCTTCACGAGGCCGGAGATCCAGTACTTGGTCTTCACCGCGTCGAGCGTGGACGTCACGCCGAGGAGCTGCTTCACACCCGTGAAGATGTTGTAGCCCATCGCGCCGATGGACATGCCGCCGCGCAGATACTGCATCGCCTCCGCAAAGGGCTCCGTCTTCGTCACCGCAGGCGTGTCCTGATCGCGAGCGATGTCGGTGAGCCACGGCCTGATCGTGTTGTAGAACTCGTCGCCCATGTGCTGCTTCACGATCTGCTGGAAGCGAGGGTGCCGGGTGATCTTGTCGGCCTGTGTCACCGCCTCATAGTGGGTGACGTAGTGAACGACCTCGGAGAGATGCTGCGAGATCACCCGGAGATCGAGGAGGATCGGGGCGGAATACTTGGTGCGGGCCTTGACGAAACCGTCGCCCAGCGTGGGCTTGAGGTAGTTCGTCGAGAACAGGCCCTTGTCCTTCTGCTGGTTCTCGAACTGCCGCTGCGACCGGCTCGGGTCATAGACCACCGGGTAGTAGCCGCCCTTGTAAGTGCCGAAGGGGGTGACGACCGGAACCGCTTCGACCCTCTCCGGGGGGAGGCCGGTGGCGGCCTTGGTCGTCTCCACGACCTTCGGCCACAGGGTATCGATCTCGTCCCAGATGTGCTGCACGAAGTCCCAGTCTTCCTTCCGCATGAAGGCGTTGATCTCGGCCATCAGGCGGGCTTCGCCCTGTGGGTTGTCGAGGCTGTAGCCTGCGAGCAGCTTGGTCTTGTTACCCTCGTTGCCGAGGTTCAGCGCAGCCGCGATGATCGTTGCGCCGTTGGCCTCGCGCCCGAGGAGCATGCGCTTGCTGTTCCAGCGCGCCTTCTGCTCTGCCGGAAGGTTTCGCATGTGCTGGATGATCGTGGTGTTGAAGCGCTTCAGGATGTCGAACTTGGCTTTGTTCGCGTCGGTGAGCGGCTGGTAGATGTAACGGTGCATGAGCCCGCCGGAGGGCTGGCCGTCCAACCAGCCGAACAGGAACTCCATCTTGGTCAGGTTAGCCCGAACCCATTTCATGCGGGCTGACGCCCTGTCCTTCCAGCCGTAGACGAACTTGTCGACGATCTTCGGATCGCCGAGAGCCTTCTCGGCGTTGACCTCCATCTCGGCGATGGCCTGCTCCAGATCGCGCTTCTCCTTACGGGCGCGCAGCTCGTTCTTGGTCTTCGCCAGATGCCAGATGCTCATCACGGTGTCGTGAACGCCTTCCAGCTCTTCGAGGGTCATCGTCGAGTAGTTGCGCTTGCCCAGAGCGTTGGTCAGATAGTCAGGGATGTTGACCGGCAGATCCTTCTCCTCGGCTTCCTTCAGGAAGGCCGCGAGCCGGTCCTGCTTCTGGAGAGACTTGGCTGTGACGTTCTTGAAGGAGATGCCTTCGAGGATCTCGTCGATGGCGTCGAGGTAGCTGTCTCCGGCCTTGCCGAGCTGCGCCCGGCGCTTGTCCTTGGTGAAGGGGGTCAGCTTCTTCTGGATCGTGTCGATGCGCTTCTGGGCTTCTATGGTGGCCCGGTACATGGCAGCGGCCATGAGCTGCTGGCGCTTGGCCAGAGCCGCCTTCTGCTTGTCGCCGCGCGCCGCAGCGGCGGCAGCTTCCTGAGCGGACTTGAGTTCAGCCCTGCGCCAGCGGTTAGGCTCAAGCTGCCGCTGTGTGAGAGCTTGCACCTTCCGCTTGGCGGTGGCCGCGAGCCACTGGCCAAGGCCCGGCTCGGCCTTGATCCCGGCGGCGGACGCCAGCGCCCGGTACTCGGAGAGCAGCACCTCGCCCACAGGCTTGATCACCGCCTCGTTGGCGGCATCCGCCAGCGCTGCGGCGTCGAGGTGGCCGTGTTCCGTCTCCATCGCCTTCTTGACGCGGATGGGGATGTCGCGGAGCGCGAACTTGGCACCGCCGATGAGCTGGAGCATCGCCTCGCCGGAGTTGAACCCAAGCAGCTCGGCGACCACCTCCAGCGGCAAGCCGCCCTCCTGTGTCAGGCCGACCGTGTCGCGCCGCCACTCCGGGGGTACGCTCTCGGGGTCGATCTTCAGGGCCGTCCGCCCGAGATCCTCAAGACCCTCGCCTTCGGACAGAGCCTTCCAAGCCTTGTAGCCACGGGTCTTCTTGAGGGCGTCGATCTCCTCGCCCACCCGGCGCTCGGTCTCCTGACGCCAAAGATCTTTGCGGACTTCAGCGGCCTCGCGCATCATGCGCTCGTCCAGCTCGCGCGACTGCTCGTCGCTGGCCTTCTGCCATGCTTCGACGTACCGGGCGTATTCCGCATCGGTCAGGGCAAGGGCTTCCTGCGCCAAGGGCTTCGACCAGCCGAGCTGTGTTCGGGCTTCGGCGATGGCAGCGTCGGAAGCGACGAGCCTGTCGAAGACGCCACGGACCTCGTCCGTGAGGTCGACGTTGAGCGCGGTCATCTTCTTGTAGATGAACACGAGCCACGCCCGGAAGCGGTTGAAGATGTCCTGAAGGGAACTGTCAGGGGCGCGGCCCTCGCGGAGGTAGGCTTCGAAGCCGCGTGCGAACTTCTCGTGATGCCGGGTTTCGAACTTTCCGCCGTCCTCGACGCCGGTCCACTGCCGGATCTTCTCAAGGTCATCGATGATCTGCTGGGGCGCTTCGCCCCGCGCCACGAGATCCTGCATCACTTCGAGGAAGAAGTGACCGCTCTCATGGACGAAAGTCGAGAAATTGGCCTTGCCGGTCAGGGTGATCTGGAAGCGGTCGCGGCGGTCGGAGAAGGTGATGAAGCCGCGCGCCTTCTGCTTCAGGATATTCGGATCGTCGTTGCTGAACGTGCCTTGGTTCTGAACCGACTTGATCTGGTTCTTGTAGAAGACGACGTAAACGTCGGACGGATCGCCATACCATCCGTACTGCCCTTCATCGACGACGTTCCTGATGATGACGCCGTCATACTCGCCAGACTGCCGGGCCTCGCGGACGATCTGATCGGTGGTTTGACCGTCTTCAAGGAAACCATCCTGATTGCCAAGCGTGGCACCCTCGCCGTATTCCCACAGATCCTCTTCCGGTGCGGAGCCGATCACGTTGCCTTCGGCATCGAGGATCTCGAAGACAGGCGTCGCGCCGATGCTGCTCCAGTTCGCGCCATTGGCATCGATGATGAGCGGCTTCTCCATGCGGAGGAACACCGGCACGTTGGCCTGCTCCGGCCCTGCGAGCCGTTCGCTATTGAGCCAATCGTCAACCGCACGCACCATCGCCTGATCAACGGTCTCACCATCGTTAAGCTCGGTCTGATAGCCGTCGGCGTCGATGATGTAGGGCTTGCCGTCGTCACCTTCCTCGACCGTGAAGCCGTAACGACCGGGGTTGGCGAGCGCGTCTTCCTTCGTGGGGAAGTTCACGATGGTGTGCTTGCCCGAATAGGTCATCGCGTTGGAGAGCTTGTTCGAGAAGAACGCCCCGGTGCCTTTGGTCTTGGCGCTTCCACCATCGGTCTCGAAGACAGTGAAGCCCGCCTTCTCGCTGCCGTGGTAGACGATCAGCGGCTTGCCGTTGTCGTCCACGACCACGCTCTTGCCGAACCACCGCCGGAACTCCGGCGTGTTCGTGATCAGGTCGGCATTGGCGATGGCATCGACGGCGTTCTGATAGAGCCTCTCTAACGACTGAGGCCCCGTCTCCGGGGCCTCGTCAGCAGCTCGTCCTTCTTCCCATACCCATGAGGGTAGTAGCCCAATCTTTTGCCGGGCAAAGACCGTATCCTCCACCTTGGCCGTCTTGTTGCTCTCACCGTAGGGGCCGTAATTCAGCCAGCTATTCTGGCCGCGTGTGCCGGTTGACACCGCTGCAACGGCAGACCCGGTGTAGAGCCGGATGTGGGCCTGCCACGCATTCTCTTCGCCTCGGGCCCGGAAGCCTGCGCCTTCGAGACCGTGACCAAAGGCATCATGCACCGCGCGGAAGAGATCGTTTGCCGTGACGACGCGCTCGGCCCCCGTCTGATCCTGCCAGCGAAGGCCGGTGTCCACGAGCATGGGGTTGTCGTTGATCTCCGCGCCAGTGACGCCTTCCGTGCCGAAACCGGCGTAGGTGCCGTAGACGGCCATGCGCTTGTTCTGGCGCAGATCGCGCATTGCGTTCCACGGGTTGCCGTCGTACGGATCTGTGGCGTCATCGTAGAACGTGAAGCTGTAGCCTGCGGCAACGAGCGCATCGTACTGCGCCTTTGTCTGCACGATCAGGTTGGCGTAAGCTTCCTTGACCACCGGATCTTGCGGCGCATGCTCCATCGCCTCATAGGCTGCGGCGATCCGCCGGGCGCGGTCCTCGTCTACTTCGACATAGGAGCCTTGGCGCTTGAGGTTGATGCCGTTGTCGCGGGCGTATTGCTCTGCAACGGCGACGAGGTTGAGGTCGGGGCCAGAAGCCCCTGCGACAGTTGGCGCACCTTCAAGCGGCGCAAGGCTTCCTGCCGAATACCGTCCTCTTCCGTCTCCGGCGCGTTCGGGTTCCACGCCTTGGAAGAGGGTGCGGGTTTGATCGTCTCGGACATTGGTTACCTCTTCAGCATAGGGATCATAGGCCGCATCGTAGACCATATAGACGATATCGGGGCGGCCATCGTTGAATGCCTTGAACGTCTCGTAATCCCAATCAGGATCTTTGTATTCTTCGTTCCACGCATCACGGCCCACTTCCTTGAAGCCGCTGATCGCGTATATCTTGGGCAGGACCGTATTGAAGGCGTCGAGCTTGGTGCCGCCCATCTCAACGGCAAGAGATAACAATGCAGCCGTCTTGCCGCCGCCATCTGAAAACACGCTGACGATGTCGCCATCGGGCTTGACCGCAAAACCAGCTTTCTTGTCGGGCGTGAGGAAGAGCCGCATGTTGCGGTATTCTTCTTCCTTGTAGACGTGAACCGCAGCGCCAAACTCAGATGCCGCCCTTGCGTCACTGATCGCTTTTCTGAAATCAGGTGTGCGCTTCGGGTCAAGCTCTTCGATCTCGGGGATGACGGCGTAGCCGGAATAGGTAAGATCGTCGACGAGCGCCGTGTTCGGGACGTAGTAATTGACTATCCCCCGAACTTTTCGATCATTCGAATTGCCTCTTCTTCCGTAAAGCCGTACTCCTTCATCACCGCTCCAACCAAGCCGCCGGGATACGAAACGACGGGCGGATCTTTGCCGTCCGATAAGCCGTTCGGGTTCTTGGCCGCCAAGGACGCCAGCCGCTGCTGTGCCTCCTTCACGGTCATAGGCTTCTCCGATTTTTGATCCGACATAGTATCCTCTTTCTTCAAGGAAGCGCTTCGCACCTGTAGAGTTGGTGCCTTCATCGAGGCGCAAACCGTGAGCCGCCCAGAGGCGCTTCTCATAGAACCAGAGAACAGCCTGAACGTCGCCGACAGTATAGCCCCGATCCGCAAAGTGGGCAACGAGGTCACCCGTCAGCCGTCTGATCACCTCACGGTCGGTATCATTAGGCTGGCCTACGATACTGGTCTTGGGATCAAGCGGCCCGTCGAGAAGGCCGCCGATCAAGCGCCGGTAGGTGCGGATGTACCAAAGGTCGATGGTGACGTCGCCCTCGTCGATCTCCACACCCTGAAGGCCCATGGCGTAGCGGCCCAGCTTGGGGCCAAAGGCGAGGACGCCTCTCTCCGGTGGGCCCGCAATTTCGGCGCGGGTCTTGAAGCGACCGCCTTGGTAGAGCCCGCTCTCGGTCATCGCGCGGTTGATTTCTTCGCGCGGCTGCTCGTTCAGGAGCCAGTTCATTCCGGCTTCGAGGCTACCCTCGCGCTCGATGATGTACCTGATGAAGGCGAGCTGCTGTTCGTTGGTCTCGCTCCGCTGCGTCCAGCCCGCTTCCTTGGTGACCTCCTTACCGGACTTGTCCTTGAAGGTCGTCATCTGCGGGTCAACGCCACGGGCCCGCGCAGCATCGGCGCGGACGACTGGCGTCTCGCCAGTCTTCAGGAACGTCTCGAACGCCTCGGTCGAGATCTGAAGCGCCTTGTCCGGGTCGTTGCCACTGGAGAAGACGGCGGCGTACATGAGGAGGAGTTGGCGGTGGGCGACGTTGTCGCGAAGCGACGGGAACACCACGGAGAGAAGACGGATCGCCAGCTCGACATCCGCGCTGTACCAGCCGACGCCACTGTTCCGCTGCTGGAGCTGGAAGTTGATCTCCTCGATCATGTCGTCGCGGACTTGGTTGTAGTCCTCTGCGCTCGTCGAGGGATCGAGCTTCCGGCCATAGATGTCTTGGTGCCGGTCAGTCAGTGCTTGGCCGACCTTGTTGATGGTGGCCTTGCCTTCAATCGGCAGCGGGTTCTCGAACAGCGGAACACCAGACTGCATCAGGATGTTGGGATTGTTCGGATCGAACGTGCCGCGATTGTTGACGGACTTTATCTGTCGTGGATCAAAGACGGCGGTTTCATAATCCGAGATGTAGCCATCGAAGCCCGCCGCCTTCAAAGCAGGCATAGCCTCCCGAACGGTCTTTGCATTGGGCGCGAGGCGTTGCACGTCGGCGAGAGTTGCCGGGTTCTGGATCGAGAGGTAGGCAGGAACCACACGGAGACCGGAGGGCTGCTCGATGTCAGCCGGATTGATCCCGGCAGCTTGTGCCACCTCGTCAGTGATAAACCCGCGCTCGCCGCCTGCGGCGACGTTTGGATCTTTGCTGAAATAGATGACGCCGTCGCGAGAGGCTGTCTCACCAATGTCATCCAAAGAGCCCCGGTACATGACCTGTGGCGCGCCAGTCTCGTCCACCACCTTGCTGTCGAGGAACCAGTTGCGGAACTCCGGCGTGTCCTGCTCCAGCTTGACCCCACCAACCGCCTGCCCCTCCTGCTCACCCCCGATGGACAGATTGTAGCGCCGGTAGAGTTCATTGACGTCAAGCCCGGCGCGCTGGGCGAGGTTCGAGAGCGTCGAGGTGAAGAGCTTGGCCTGTGTCTGGGCGGCGCGGTTCTCCTGACCGGCGGCCACGAGCTGCTGGGTGATCTCGTTCTGGATCGATGCCTCGACGGCCTGCCGCTGATCGTCCACCGGAACGGTATCGATCATCTGCTGGAACTCGGCCTCACCGGCCTTGGCCTCGTTGGCCGTGGGCGTGTTCCCGATGCGGACATCGCCCGTGAACTCGTTGTAGCCCTTGAGCTGCGCCATCTTCACGACGTCAGCAGCCGAGAGCTTCACCTCCGCGTTACCGGACTGAGCCTCGTTCAGGGATACCGTGATGCCGGGAAAACGCTGCTCGATCTGTTCCGGGGTGAAGCCCTCCTCCTGAAACAGCTTGACCACGGCCTCGACCGGAGCGGTCATCTGGGAGGGGGTGTTCTCGTCCATGACCTTGGCATGCTCGGCCAAGGCTTCAGGCGACAGGGTCGTGACCTTGCTGCCCCGGATCTTGTCGCCCAGCTCGATCAGCGTCTGCTGCCGGGCTTCGGCCTTTGCCCGGCGGCGCTCCGTGACGCTCTGGACGGTGGCCTGCACCGCCTGCCCGCCGAGGGCCAAGCCGCTGCCGCCAATGGCACCTTCGATGAACGCCGTCGGATACTGGGCCCGCTGCTCCTTGAGCGGGTTCCCCTGCTCATCGAGAACGGCCCCCGCCGCCAGCATGCTCTCTAGCTCGATGACGCTCTGCGCCAGTTCGGTCGAGCCTTCCGCCGCACCGGCCTCGACGATCTGGCCGATGCGCTTCAGCTTGGAACGCACGGCTGGGTTTTCGAGGAGGATCTTGCTGGTGCCCTTGCTCAGGAAATCACGGACACCGGGGAAGCTCTTGGTCAGGACGCCGAAGCTCACCCGCTCCAACACCGCGTTCGCGGCACCCACACCGGTCGCCACGAAGCGGGCGGTGTCCTCGTCAATGGGGTCGCCGTTCTCATCCAGCGCCGTGACCATGTTGAGGAAGGTCAGTCCGTATTGCTCTTCGTAGGTCTCCTTGATGATGCCGACGCTCAGGCCGGTCGAAGCGCCGGAGAGAGCGCCGACGATACCGCCGCCCACCACACCGACGCCTGTACCGAAACCCGGCGCGACAACCGTGCCACCAGCGCCACCGATAGTGGCACCTGTCACAAGGCCGGTGCCAGCGCCGAGCGCTGCTTCGTCGAGCGCCCGGATGGCCGTGCCGCCGGTTGAGACAGCGGCCTGCCCGACGATGCCGAGCAGATAGCCGGGGTCATACCATGCGACGTCGTAATCAGGCCGGGATGCTTGAAGGCGCTGAAGCTCGCGAACGCGTTGCTTCTCTTCTTCTGTCGCCGTGCCCTGCGCCCACTTGTAACCAAGGCGGCCCAGCTCCGAACTCTCGAAGGCGCTGTCGACGCGCTTGTTGAACTCGCCCCAGTTCCGCTCCACCCACGACAGGTTGTCGGCGTCGGCTTGCAGGATCGGAAGATAGGATGTGCTGGACATCAGCCCGGCGAGGCCCGGAGCCTCACGCCGCATCTTGTCGTAGTCGATCTGCGGGGGGCGCTTGAACTCGTCGAGCTTGCGGTACATGACCGAGGGCGGGATGCCGCGTTCGTTGGCCAGAGACAGAGCCTCGGCAGCGCGCTTCGGGTCGCGATCCCAGACCTGTCGCTCGACGATCTTCTGCTGGATCTTCTTCTGGCGGTCTTCTTCCTCGCGCCAAGAGTTACCGATGCTGAAGGTATCGGTCTCTTCCTCGGGCTTGCCCCAAGACGACGCGATGCTGAAATCATTCATTGCGGAGTAACCTTCTGCTGCCGCCACTTCTTGTAGTCGCCCAGCCACCGGTTGATGTTCTCCGGCGTCGGGTCATAGCCGTTGTTCGTGAGGTCGGTGATGGCCGTGTCGTAGAGACTGTCGAGCGGCATCGCGTATTCGTCCGCCGTCTCCTGCATCGTACCGAGGACATCCTTGAGGCTGTTCTGGTTAGAGCCCCACCAATCCCCCGGCGTGGAGAACGTCATAAAGGTCGTATCCAAGACCTCTTGGATTTCGTTCATCTCGGCCTTGCGCCCGAGCTGCTTTTCCAGCGTGAGGATCTGGTTGCCCACTTGGCGCTCGATTGCGTTTCGCGCCCGGATGTCGTTCTCGTCCTTGCTGCTCTTGATGCCCAGCTCTTCGTAGTAATTGTCGAGCATGCTGCCGACCGTCCTGATCGACGTCGTCTCGCCGGGCTTCTTCAGATCTTCCTGAACCTTTGCGAACTTTTCCAGCGTCTCCTGTGTGAGGTCGCCCCGGTACTTCGTAAGGTCCACGGCCTTGAAGGCTTCGGGGTCGCGGTAAGAGATCGCCCAGAGGTCGCCCTCGACCTTGGCGTTATCGGTCGTCGCCGGGCCATCGAGCGCAAGCTTCCTGAGCTTCTCGCGATCCTCGGCGTCAAGATCCCTTGGGATCGCGGCGAGCGCCTCGTTGGTCTTACCAGCATCACGCAGCTCGATCACCTTGTTGGCGGAAGACTTGAACATCTCCGTCTTGCGATCTTCTTCGCGCTGCTTGCGGCCTGCGATCTCCTTGTCGAGGAGCGCGAAGCCATCCTCCAATGCAAGCGGATCTTGGATCTTTTCACGGAGGTACTCGCGCGCCACCTCGGGATCTGAGTAGTTCTCGACGGCGTAATCGACGACGCTCCGCGTCCCGGCCACGATGTCGAGGCGCTCCTGCTCTTCAAGCTGCTGGCGGTATTGCCTGCGGACGTTCTCCCGCACGGTGTTCTGCTGATCGACCGGGAGAGACTGGAAGACGGGGTTGGCCTCAAGCGAGGAGATCATCGCCGCCTCGGGCTTACCCCGCCTGCCAACCGTGGGCGGTGCGGAGCCATCGCTGCCGAGCAATCCGAAGATCTTCTCGACGTAGGGCTTGGTCTCCTCGGGCTTGGGCAATGCCTCGTAGTTACGGCCCGCCTCAACCCACTTGTCAGCATTGCCGGGCCCGGCGTTGTAGGCGATGAGCGCAGCTTCGAGATCACCGCCGTAGCGCTTCAGCATCTTGTTGAGATAGTGCGCGCCGTATCGGAGGCTCACGTCCTTCCGGCGAAGATAGGCGCTGCGCTGCGTTGCATCGAGCTGAAGGAACGTCTTGTCGCCGAGTTCTTCGGCGATCTCCTGCGCCGTCTCGGGCATCACCTGTGCAAGCCCAATCGCACCCTTTGGTGATACCGCGTCTGGGTCACCAGAGCTTTCGGCCTGCACCAGCGCCTGCATGATGGCACCACCGGAGAACTCGCCCGCGTCGTTGAGCGCCGTCATCTCGACGATGTCCGCGTCGAACTTGGTCGCGTCCTTGAGAAGCAGTTCCTGCTTGTCGAGTTCGAAGAGATTGGGGGCCTGAGCGATCTGCGCCTTGACGTTGGCGCTGGCCTGTTCGGGCGTGATCACCCGGTCGGCCACGAGCTTCTTCTGCTGTTCGATGTACTGGGAGAGCTGGAGCTTGGTCTTGCCGGTGTTTGCTTCGAGCGCCAGCCGGTCGCTGTCGATCTGGATCTTGGCCCCGTTTTCATAGGCCCATTCACCGAAGCGGCGCTTGTTCTCGCCGTGCTGGATGCCGTCCATGATCGGCTTGAAGGTGTCGCTCCACGCCTTCATGCGCTTCTGGGCGAACTCCGGGTCGGAGGGGTCGAGCCCGGATACCGTGCTGGAGAACTGAACCTGAGCGTCGGCCAGCCGGAGATTGACGCCGAAGGCTTCCTCGTCTTTGAGCCGCTTATCGACCTCGATGGCGTAGCGCTGCGCGCCCTCACCCACATCGGACAGGCCACGACCAAGCGCGCCGAAGGCACTTTGGTAGTCGGCCACGGGCACGTTGGAAAACGACCGCGCTGGGCGGAAGTTCGGGTTGCCGAGATCGCCAGCGTCTGGAAGCTTCGCCATGTTGTCCTATCCGTCAGATCCGGTAGCCGTAGTTTTCGTTGGGCGTCTGCCACCAGTTATAGTCAGCGGTGGGTATGCCCCCGCCAGCGGGCTTCTTGTCGAGGCCCGCGCCGTACTTGGAGAAGGCATCGCCGACGCCCGAAAGCACCTGTCCGCCCGCCGTGAGATACCCGAGGCGCTGGTTGGTCTTTGCGGCTGCAACGCCAACGCGGCCCTTGTACTCAAGGCCCTTCGCGCTCTCGTTACCCTGTCGCATGGCCTCGGCCTTCTGCACCTCGCCCTCGGTCGTGATGCCGCTCATAATCTGCATGACGGTGGGATCGGTAGCGCCTGCGCCGCTGGCGGCGGCGACCGCCTGCGCCCGCGAGAGAACCTGTCGTGTGCGGAGATCGACGGCGGCCTTCTGCCGGGAGGCCACGGCGCGCTCTTCAGCGGCCATCTGATTGAGCTGCTTCTGCTCCTGACGGGCGGCGTCAGCGGCGGCATTACCAGCCGCAATCGTGCCCGCTGCGGCGAGACCGCCGCCAGCCGCCGCAGAGACAGCGGAGATTGTGGCCGCATTCGCCGCAACGAACGAACCGATCTTCGCTGCGGTCGCCGTCAGAGCTGCGATTGTTACAGGATCAGCCATTGTCATTCACCATTCTAGGATTTCGCCAGACCCACACTTCGTGGCTGTCGATTTGTTCGTCCGTCTTGACAAGTCCGCTCCGCGACAGGAGCCGCTCGGAGGTCGGATGGTTGTGGTCGCGCACCGTGTAGATCTCCGGCACGCCCATCTCCCCGGCTTCCGCGAGGAGCTTCCGCATGTAGCGGTAGAGGATCACGCTCCGGTGCCCCGGCTTGAAATCAATGAAGCCCCAGACCCGGCCATCGGAGCCCTGCCAGATCCCACCGATGCTTGTCGTAAGGATGCCGCGCTTGGCGGCGTAGCCCCACACCGGGACATGGAACTCGACCCTCCCCCGGTAAAACCGGTGCAGCTCCAGAGGGTCGAGCCGCTTAACCTCGATCATTGTTCTGCATGTTGATCACGAGACCGGCAATGGTCGCGGGGTACGGCGACTGCGCCGTGATGCAGATCCGGCTGTCGGTGTCGAACTTGCCGGGGAAGGCAGTCGCGTCGTAGTCCCATTCCTCGACGATGAAGTAGTCGTCGAGCTGCTTGCCCTTGTAGATGGCCGAGAGCTTGGTCATGTTGTCGTAGTCGCGGCCAATGCGAAGGCCGTCGGGCGCGGTGTTCAGACCGACGATGCCGAGATGGTCGACACGCTTCTTCTGGGTCAATGCTGTGCCCGCTGCGCTGCCGTAGGCGAGCTTCACGCTCTTGTACTTGGCGGTGTAAGGCAGGCCGACCACGACGTCGGTGACCGCGAAGTCGAGCGTGATCTCGCCAGAGCCGTTCACGGTGTAGGTGGTGCGCGGTTCCGCGCCCGTCGTGCTGTCAGCCTGAAACGCATCGGTCTCGAAGGATGCGCCTTCGAAGCAGAACAGGCGCGGTGCGAACACCACAACCTGTTTTCCGGCAAGATGCGTAAGACCAGTCACCGTCTGCGTCGGCGAGACTGACTGGAAGCGGATCGAGCTGTCGACGTAATAGGACACGCCGGTCACGTCCAGCTCATCCGCCGAGGCAAGCTTCTCGATGTAGCGCTTCGCGACGCCCCCGATGGTGCGCTTGACCACGAAGTACACGTCGTCGTCCTCGCCCGTGGGGAGGATCGCGACGTTCTCGATCTCGCCGTCGGTCACGAAGCGGGCCCAGCCGACGACGCTATCGGCGCGGTCGTAGAGCAGCATCGCAACAGCGCCGTCTTCTTTGACGAACCAGATCCGGGTGTCGGGCTGGCGCTGCACGGCAATCGCGACGACACCGGGCTTGCAGATCGTCTGGTTGAGCCGGGTCAGCTCTCGCGCGCCGTAGTCGTTGGTCTCGACGTCGTAGATGAACTCGAAGATCTTGGTCTTGTTGCGCTGGACGAAGACGCCTGAGCTGTCGATGGGCATCGCCTGAATAGGCGCGCTGCCCATGGTCGAGGCATTGCGCGCGGTGAACGCCGTCGGCGTCAACGGCTCATCGAAGCTTGACGAGCGGATCGACACCTCGGAGGAGGCCGTGCCGACGATGAGGCGCTGAAGCGGCATCATCCATGCAATGCCCTCGACCGGGCCCGTGGCCACGGAGCGCACGATAGGCCCGGCGTCGCCTTCCGTCTCGGGGTCATAGTTGTAGTAATCGTCCGAGACCGAGCCGTAGACCTTGTCGAGGCCCGCCCACCACAGGCGGCCATCGTAGAAGGTGACGGCGGACGGCCATGAGGCAGCACCACTCCACGCGCCCGGCTTCCAGTCCTCGGTGTAGGTCGTATCGCCAAGGGGTGTCACCACCTCGGCGCTGACCGAGGTTGCGCTGGTGTAGCCGGTGATGCGGGCCGAGCCGACCTTGCGGCCACCTTCGTAGGTGAGGGTCGCCGTGATGATGCCCGCAATCGTAGCGCCCGGCATCGCGGAGATCCGCCAATAGGTGATCAGGTTGTTGGAGCTGGAGCCGAAGGTCGTGCCGCTGTCGTCGATGGTCGCGGAGGTGTTCGTCGTATAGGTGTTCGTCGTCGTCCAGCCATCGGGCGTACCGAAGGCGCGCTCCAGTGTCAGCGTACCGGATGCGCCGGAGCCGTAGCTGATGCTCAGGGACCACGCCCGGTCGGTCGTGCCGACGCCCGTCACCCGGATGTAATCGCTGTACTGGTCAGCGCTCGTGATGTTGATGGTGACCGTCTGCTTCGGGTGCGCGATCTGGAAGATCGAGCCCACCATGTCGCTGGAGAAATAGGACTGGTTCGCGGTGAGCGTGATGTTTCCGGTAAGGCCGGAGGGCTGGATCTTCTCCTTGCGCGCCGAGTAGCCGAGATAGGGGCCCGCACTGGAGATATACTTGGCGACACTCCACGAGTTGGGGCCACGGCGCTCGATCTTGTACTGCTGGTATCCGGCGCAGGCGATGAAGACGATGGAGCCCGACTGGGCGTAGCGGATCTTGTTAAGATCAGCCTCGGCCCATGGCGTTGTGATCTGAAGGTCCGCGTCCCGGTAGATCTCGATGCCATCGACGAGCTTGACCGAGCGGCCCGTGCTGATGGCCTCGACCTCGATGTAGATCGTTCCGGTGTTGGGCGTAAAGGCAATGAAGTGCTGCCCCTCGTCCAGCGTCTGGTTCCCAATGATCTCAGTGCCGCCTGCCGATGAACCGATGCGGAAGACGATGGGCCCACGCGCCACCGTGATCTTCACACAATGCCTGACCGCCTGATCGCCGGATGCAACCGTGACCGCCTGCCGGGCGCGGGCGTAGGCGTATTCGGTGTTGTTCAGTTCCAGCCTGTCGCTTGCAAAGGAGATGCTTGCCCCCGTCGTCGAGGTATTCGACCAATAGGGGTAGTAGGTGACGTTCGACGTCGAGATCGTGCCGGAGGCCGTAGTGGTGATGTCGAAGGTGTTGGCCGTGGCGTTGGCGACCGTATAGTTGCCGTCCGCAGCGCCGCCAGATGTGAAGTCGCAGTAGACCGCTGTGCCGTTGGCGAGGCCGTGCGCCGTCTTCGTGATCGTCACGGTCGTGAGCGTCCGCGTGTAGGTCGCGGAGACGCCCGTGAACGTGCCGTTCGTGATGTTCGTCCCGTTGTTGGCGTAGGTCACCAGCGTGTCGCTGTTCCTGACGCGAAGCCCGCTCGCCGTGATCTCCAGCAAGCTGGTGGTCGAGGCGTTGAAGATGAACGGCAGGAGGCGGCACTTTGCGTCGCCGAGCGATGCGCTCTGATATTTGAGGCCGGGGCGCAGGCTCATCGGTCCAAGGACCGACGGCATCCAGTTGATCATGTCCTCGGCGGCAAGCCGCATCTTCTCTAGGTCGACGCGGTTGAGGGCTGCGGCGGAAACCTCCCCCGCATTCATCGCGAAGAATGGGACTTGCGCGCGCGGCATCTATCAGTACCCCGACAGGCTTCCCCGGTCCCACCGGCTGGACGATCCACGCATCGCCCTGATCCAGTTGCCGGGGGCGGTGAACATCTGCGCCTGATCGAGCGCGTCCTTGTTCTTCGCCGATGCGAGCGCGTCTCTGTAAAGCGCCCTCAGTGCGTCGGCGTCGGACTTGCTGCCGGAGATCCGTACCGCGCAAGTGTTCGCGAGATAGGCCGACATGGCCTTCGCGAAGGACGGCGGCCAGTTCTCGATCTGCTCGTCAGTCGACCGCTCATAGCTGATGAAGCGTATGTACAGTGTATCTACGTTGGCGTGGATCTTGTTGTTCTCATCCCGGTAGATCGCCTCGGTGTCGAAGCGCGAGGTCTGGGATATTGAGATCGTCCTGAGCCAGTAGAGCGGCTTGTCGAAGACAAAAGCGAAGCCGGGGATCGGCGTCTGGCCGGTGTCCGCGTTGATCTCTTCGGTCTTGGTCGCGAAGTTCCAGAGCCCCTCGGTGAAGACGAACATCTTGGCGTCGTCCCAAGCGCTGTCCAGCACATAGCGGGCTTCAGTGTCTTCGGTGAGCGACACAAGACGATGCTCGCCGATCATGCGGAGAGCATCGTTCCAGATCCCGAGCTTCGTGGGCATGGCGTTATCCTTCAGGCGGCGAGCTTGCCACGGTATTCATCCGCAGCCTTGTTCGCCTCGACGATGGTTTCGAACCCGGACTTGACGACGTGACCGCGATGAACGACGCGCCAGCGATCCTGCTTGCCGCCGTAGTTCACCTCGATGTCTTCCTCCGGTGCGGGAGTTTCAGGAGCGGCCTTGGTCTCTTCTGCGACGTAGTTCCGAAGCAGGCGGACCTTGGCGAAAGTGGGGCCGGTTTCGAGGACGCGCAGCTCGCAGTCGAGCAGATTGTCCTCGGAGAGAATTTCGATGATGGCACCGCGCTTGAGGCGGTAGGCATGGTTCGCCCAGTAGGCGGGGTTCAGAACATCGGCAAGCGTCGTGCCCGCCGGAACCGAGGCCGTCATGCTGAGACGGACGTAGTGGGAGTGGTCGAGATTGGGAGCCTTGAGCGGCGTCATATGAACCCCTGTGTTGATACGGAAAAGGCGGGGGGCCGAAGCCCCCCGCCCTGTTCTTAGGTGTTGGTCGCGTCGACCGCCGTACCGTCGGACAAATCGGCACCGGAGGAGCCGACAGTCAGAACGGTGAGCAGCGTGTGACCCTGACAGGTCGCCTTCGTGGAGATATTGTCCCACTTGGTGTAGAGGACGATATCACCCTTGCGGAGACCGCGAGCCTGCGCGTCGCTCACGAAGTTCGCGCCGCGAACGGTCGAGACCGCATCCACACCCTGAAGGGTCCAGAGCTGCGGGCTGTCGGCGTTCATGGACGGAACCATGAGGCGAAGCTGAGTGGAAACGTAAGCCATGAGGTTAGCTCCTTTCTGTCTTACGATTACGAGAACGCAGCCGTGTCGTCGGTGACGACCTTCAGCACGCCAGCGTTCTGGAGGATCTTCGAACCGTGGAAGATCGAGTGACGGGCGTAGCTGTAGTCATGCTCGCCGTTGTACCCGATGTCCGTCTTGATCCCAGCGCTGTCGATGGCGTGGCCAACGGCAGCTTTGTGATAGACGAAGTTCGAAGCAGTGGACGTACCCACGCCGGTCAGACGCGGATGCATGATGTGCATCGCGCCGAGGAAGCGGAAGGGCTGCGGACCATCGACGAGCGGCTTCTGATTGACGTAGTCAATCGAGGTCGCCTGCGCGAAGGTCATAATGCGGGCCATGGTCTTCGGCGTCCAGACGCAAGTGATCTGGCCGTCGTTGTCCACCTGATTTTCGAACAGCTCGGAGAGGATGTCCACGAGCTTGCCGTAGGTCAGGGTGACCGCAGAACCGCTGTTGTAGGACGAGGTTGCAGAGCCGAGCGCGGAGATGATGTTGTCATCGATCTCCTTGTTCGCGGCCTTCATGCCACGTTCCTGAAGGATGCGACGACGATCCGACTGACCACCAAAGATGTCGAAGGACGTCGCCGTAGCACGGTGATGCATTTCCTTCAGAGCGATGGTGACCTGACTGTCGGTCTCGTTCGCGGAGGGGATCAGCCCGTCCACACCACGTTCCTTCATGGTGTCGGCCTGACCGGTGACGAGGAAGATCGCGGAGTTGCCCTTGACCATTGCCTCGCTCGTGACACTGTCACGGAGGTAGGACTGGCGCTGTTCGAAGCTCGCGACGAACTCGTCGCGATACAGCACCTGAGTAGGATTAAGTGCCATCTGAAGCACTCCTCTCTTTGTGTTGAGGGGGGCGCGTCAGTCGTCGGGTGTCTGCGCGTGCGAGTTCAGAGCGGTGCCCGGTGAGGGGGCTCCACTCGCTTTGCAGTGCTCAGACTTCTGCTGGTTGTTCTTGGATCGTCAGTGCAGGGCCGCAGTGCGGGGTGTCTGCTTACTCGCCGACGTGCGGCGAGATCTTTACTTGCCGCCCTTGGCGGCGTTCATGTTGTCGATCAGGTTCGGGTAAGGTCGGCCTGCTTTTGCAGCCGCCGCCTTCGCGCGGGCCTTCTCGATGTCGGAGAGCTTCTGGACCTTCCCGGCCTTCTTCGGGCGGGGCTTGTCCCAGATCTGCTTCTTCATGCCGAGCGCTCCTTCTTGGCCTGATAGGCTGCGAGCAGCCGCTTGCCCTTGGACTTGGCGTCGGCCTTGGACTTGGCACCCCAAGCTTCGAGGCTCAGGAGCAGTCTCGTCTTCTCGCCATTGGGCTTCCTCTCCGGGCCGGGGCTGTTCCCCATGCGGGTGAGGAAGCTCCCCTTCCGCCGCATCTCCGCAGGGCCCGAGGGCTTGCCCTTCACGGGGGCCTTTAGGTTCATGCCCGCTGCTTTGGCAGAGCGGCGGCCTGTTTCGTTCAGGCCGCCCTTCTTGCTCTGACCGGCAGCGCGCTGCCACGCGGGCGTTTTGTAGCTCATCGGCTCACTTGCCCTTGGGCTTCGGCTTGGAAGGCTTGGCCTTCTTCGCGGGCTTCTTGGAACCAGCGTAGACCGCCATCGTGGGTCCGGGCATCGGTGTCTCCTTACGCCTGCCGCCGCAGCATGGCGGCGGTGATGCGCTGCAACTCTTCCTGTGTGTCCGACGCCCAGTACTTCTTGCGAACCACCGGGTCGGCGTCGGTCATCATCTTCATCAGCTCGCTGCGCCGGGCTTCGAGGCTCTTGCCGCTTGTCGCCACGTCCGTGGTGTACAGCTCGGCGGAAGATCCGCCGACCTTGCGGCTCAGATCCGCCATGAGGCGGATGAACATCTCGTTGTCACCAAGGCGGCTTCCGTCGGTGAACTGCTTCGCGAGCAGCTCCTGTGTCCGCGAGCCCAGATGCTCCTGAAGCACGTTGGCCATCATGTTGACGTTGGCCTTGTAGTCCGGGCCCCACTCCGCGCGGAGGCTCTCCTCCGTCTGCTGACGGGCCTGATAGGCCATCTCCGCAGCCTTCTGCTCGGCGATCTCCTGATAGTCGAGGAACCAGCTCGACACTTCCTTGACCATGCTGACGGGGATGTTCCGCTCGTGCATGTGCTTCGCGAAATCCATGAAGATGGTGTATTCGCCATCATTCAGCTCGCGGCCTTCCTCGACCTCGAACTCATAATCCTCCGGGCGATCCGGCACGCCCTTGGCCTTCCGGTAGGCCGCGAGCTGCTCTTCCGTCGGGTTCTCCGGCAGCTCGACCTCTTCCGCCTTGGCGGGCTTCTTGCTGTCGTAGGCCGTCCTCAGTTCCTTGAACGCCTTGGCGAAGGCATCCGGGCTCGTGTACCTGTTCAGGAGGTTCTTGAGCTTGTCGTCGCCGCCCGCGAGCTGGTCGCGCCAGTTCTCCGGCCAGTTGGCCTTGGGCTGGGCTGCTGTGTCCTTCGTCTCCGCAGCCTGTGCGGGCGGATCGCTTACGCCACTCTCACTGAGCGTCTTCTGCGGTTCCGCCGGGGTGCTGGCGGTCGTGGAGGTGTCGGCAGGCGCAGTTTCAGCGCCGCCCTCTTCAAGGCGGGTTTCGTCCGTCATGTTGTCCTATGGGGTTGCCGGGCCACTGAACCAGCGGGGTGTCGGCGGTTATGCCGGTAGAGAAGTATTCTCGCCGGTCAGGATGTGCAGGGGCGTGTGTATCATCTTGCGTATCTGCAAGCCGACATACCGCTTGCCCTCTGCGAAGGCCGTCTCGAACATGCCACCGTGGTCTTCCGCCCGGAAGCTCATGTCGTCAGTGCAGGCGATCCGGCCTATGATGGCCTCAATCGCGCGCTTCTGCTGATCCGGGGAAGCATCTCCTTGTGCCACGGCCCGGATAGCTATTGCATCTGCTTTGTTGATGATACCCGCGCCGACGACCGGCGAGACGTTCACAACGACGGGTTTCCAAGGCCGCCACGCGGCAAGCTTAGGGGTCAATCAGGGTTTCCCTTCTCAGGCCGCTTCCGGGCCCGCTTCCGCCTGCTTCACGGCGAACTCGGCGTCGGCGACCTTCTTGGCGATGTCAGCGCCTTGGCTCATTATGCCGCCGGTCTGCATGAGCTTCTGCATCTGGGCCTGCATGGCCTGCTCTGCGGCCAGCTCGTCCTCGCTCTTGAACCACGTCGCCGGAGCGCCCGTGCCGCGCACCGCGTCGCGGAGCATGGTGTTGACGTCGACGATGGCAAGGCTGTCGGGCTTGATCTGCGCGGCAGCGGCGAGGAGCTGGGCCGTGTCTTGGAAGGCGACGACCTTCCGCTTGGCCATGGCCTCGCGCAGCGGGTTGGTATAGCGGAACTTCAAGTCTTTCCCCCTCAGTGCCTGCGGGATGCGGTCTGCCGGGCCGTAAGCGCCAAGGCGCATGGCGCGCGCCACGACGGCGTCGAGGACGGCGGAATTGTATTCATCCTCCAGCGGCTCGAAGAGCGGGAGCGCGTTGCGGACGTACTCCTCGACGAGGCGCGCCGTCTCATAGGCCGTCTTCTCGCGGGCCTGCGGGAGATTGATCTTCGACAGGTAGAAGGCTTCCGCCAGCATCTTGCGCTGGGTGTCGACGAGATCGTAACCGATGGCGATGTTCCGTCCGAGCTGAAGGGGCCGGATCGCCTCACCGAGGCGCTCATCATACTCTCGGTCGATCCAAGTGATGCCGCCCGCCGTCAGGTCGACCTCGGACTTGATCGCCTCGTGGGTCGCCACCAGCGGCGGGTCCACGGTCTTCTCGCTGGCCTCGATCAGGGTCAGCATCATGCGCTGGATCAGCCGGGCGTTGGGCAGCGCAATGATGGTTGAGGGCGAGAAGGCATAGGGCGAGCTTGACACCTTCTGCCAGCGCGGCACGACGTAGGGCATGTGCGGCTCGGGGATCTCCGCGAGGAGGTCGCCCTCCTCCGTGTAGAAGATCGAGACGAAGGGCATACCGCCGAAGGTCTTCTTGGAACCGTAGGGGTCATAGTCGGCCTTCCGCACGGCGCAGTGGCGGATCGTCACCTCTGCAAGCGGATCTTTCCCGAGCTGGTTCTTCCAGCGCTGCGGGAACGCCTTCTCACCGAACTGGCGTTGGAGGTTTACCAGCGTGATCTTCTGCTTGCGGTGGAGCGCCGCAATGGTGCCCAGCTCGTCGTCCATCCACGCGCAGTCGCGAAGGTGCCACGCCCGGATGTTCAGGCCGTCGCGGTTCTTGTTGTCGACGATGGAGAGGACGGCGTTGCCGAAGGCGGCGAGGTCGTTGTCAGCCTCGGTGCAGGCCCGGCGCATGTTGGTCTCCGGGTCGTACAGGATGCGGCTTGTGACCTTGTCCATGTATTCGAGGTAGACCTTGACCTCCTTCTGGGTTTCGAGATCCTCATCGACGCTGGCCGAAAACCACTGCTGGTTGCTCGGGCGCAACATCGAGGCGAAGGCGTTGGCGAGATCGCGCCGCACCAGCTCCGGGTAGCTGTCGACGAGGTGGGACGCGAACTCGTCGCCGAGGTTGATCTTGGTCGTGAAGTCGGCGCGTGCGGAATAGAAGTTGGACGCGATCTCCTGACAGAGCGTGTCAAAGGGAGCCTTCTGCTCGAAGAGCTTGTTGCCACGCCGGATCAGTTCTTTTGCGTTATCGTCCATCCTCACAATCCTGTCTTAACGCGGCTTGCGGAGCGGCGTATGGCAATAAGGTCAGCATAGGTGATGCGAGGCTTTGGCAGGTCGCGCGGGCCTATGCTGCTCAGTGTTGTCAAGACCCTCCGGCGAACAGGCTCAGAAGCTTCAATGCGGTCGAACCGACGCGGGTCGATCCTCATCATTCGCGTTCCGCGCTCCGGCACAAGCGTCCTCGCGCGCAAGTCATCGACAATCGCCGAGGCTTCAGCCTTCTTCTGGATGACCAGAGCAGCAAGCCGCTCCTCCTCAATCTGGCGCAGCACCGCCTCGTCGATGACGACCTCGCCGGGCTGGACCGGCGGCGGCAGCTTCGGCATATCT